AAGCGCGGGAACAGCAAGCAATTACATCAATTTAACTTCTACTGGCAAAAGAGATAATGCTTGGCATTATTTTGCTCTCACTTCTGCATCTGGTGGAAACTTAACTTTATACATCGATGGAACATCAATAGGTTCATCATCAACAAGCCGTAGAGGATCGACTCAAAATAATAGTGTAGGTATAGGAATGTACTGGAATGCTTCTGGAAGTCCACAGACATTCTATACAGGAAACTTAGCCGCGTGCGCTGTGTACAACACAACTCTTTCATCTACTCAAGTTACTAATCATTACAATGCGGGGAAGCCATGAGCATTCTATTTGAATCACATACAGAAGAATTAACAGATTTTGTTTTTAACGATGAAGTTATTACTAATTTTGGTTCTGTAATTATTAGCACAGAAGAATTTTTCACAAAGGCGATTGCGGATGAAGCCTAAATTAAGTAAGGCTGCTATCCAATTACGAGAGCAGATAGATGACTCGTTCCCAGATCGTGACCGCACATCGGATGGTTGGATCGGTGATACCCGACACGCTGCTCGCAAGTCAGATCATAATCCTGATGAGCAGGGCTGGGTACGCGCCATTGATGTGGACAAAGACTTATTTAAGGGCGGAAAGCCAGACATCATGGGAGATCTTGCTGATCAGCTTCGTACCTTGTCCAAGTCAAAAACAGACACGCGTATTAGTTACATCATTTTCGATGGACGAATCTGTTCCCACATCCTTAACTGGAAGTGGCGCAAATACACAGGGGCGAACAAACACACTAAGCACATGCATGTTAGCTTTAAGAAAGAAGCTGACAATAATGAGGCTTTTTTTCAGATACCTATGTTAGGCGGAAACTAATGGATAATCTAATTCTCATCATTGCCGGAATTGCGGGCGTTGCACTACTGCCAGCATTACGCACAGCTATCAAGTCATATCGTGCCCGTAAGTCAGCAGCAGACATCATTGTCGATGCGCTAGAGGCAGCTATTGACGAGGTAGATAAGAAGTGACACAGTCCGACTTCTTCACTCTTTACCTTGCCACCATCGCAGCACTTGGTGGGTTGTCTGGCTATGTCATTACGCATCTATTGTCAGAAATCAAAAGACTCAACACGCGAGTCGATGAGATCTATAACATACTTCTCGACAGGTAACATTCTGCTATGGCAAGAAAAGCAACCAAGGCATTAGAAGAGCAAGGCTACTCAAAGCTTGATGCTTATTGCATTGGGCTTTATGAATACTTTTGCTCTCTTAAGCGGGCAGGCTTTGCAGAAGATGTAGCCATGTTCATGATCACAGAGCCACAAGCCTACCCTCACTGGATTCTGCCTGATCCTATCGCGCCTGAGAAGTTTGGCGATTATGAAGATGAGGATGACGATTAAGCGAATTGTCGTAGTCTCGGACTTGCAAGTCCCATATCACGACAGGGTTGCAACCCGTAACCTTGCTAGTTTCATCACCAAGTTTAAGCCTGATCAAGTAGTCACCATTGGCGATGAGATCGACCTTCCACAGATAAGCAAGTGGGAAGAAGGGCGCATGGGCTCTTATGCCCAGACCCTAGATGATGACCGCAATGAAGCTGTGCAGCTTCTCTGGGAGTTAGGCGTTACTGATTGCATCCGTAGCAATCACACAGATCGCCTGTATAACATCATCATGGCTAAAGTCCCTGCATTCGGTGCACTGCCAGAGCTGCGCTTTGAGAAGTTTATGAAATTCGATGAGTTAGGCATTACCTTTCATAAGAACCCTATGCCTATCGCACCTAACTGGATTGCTGTGCATGGTGACCACACACCAATCAAGCCACAGGGGGGCTTATCAGCCCTAGAAGCGGCTCGTAGGCATGGAAAGAATGTCATCTCAGGTCATACCCACAGAGCAGGGCGTTCAGCCTTCTCAGAGGCTTCTGGGGGTCGAATTGGGCGTGTCCTACATGGTGTTGAGGTAGGCAATCTCATGGACTTTAAGCAAGCTGCGTACACTAAGGGTGTGGCCAACTGGCAGCAGGCTTTCGCCATCATCTATGTCAATAAGGCTAAGGTTCAGGTCGATCTTATCAACATTGAGAAGGACGGCACATTTATTGTGGCTGGCAAGTCCTACGGCAGACCGCGTTAAATCGTTATCATTTCGTTACACAAATGTACTTGATTAGTCGGACAGTTCTGTCACACTAAGTCTGTAAGCAATCAAGGGCATTGCTACAGATAGGTACAAAAATGGAAAACTTATTAGATTGCAGATTAGAGCGTTTAGCTTATGAATTATTCACAGCTCAGGGTTATGAGTCAAGATTGGTGCAGTTTAAGATTCGTGAGTTAAAAATCTGTGCAGAACAGGGTTACAATTCAAGAGCTGAACTAATTACCCTAGTAAAGACAGCGATGGTGGCTGCATGAGTAACACAGACAAGCTACTACTTATCTGCATAATTGGAATGATTATAGGTTTTATTATAGTCATCATAGATGTGCAGAAAACATCATACAAAAGGGGCGTGCGCGATGGCTATCACCGAGGTCGCAGCTATAAGGGGCAGGAATGAAAGCCAGTGAAATCTTACTCACAGCCACAGACACGATCCGTGACCGTGGGCTATCGTACGGTCACCCTGCGGATAACTTGCAGCACACCGCAATGCTGCTCTCAGCATACCTACAAACACCGATACACGACTATCAAGTGGCAGGGATCATGGTCTTGGTTAAACTTGCAAGGACTAATCAGTCAGCCCAACACATCGACAACTGGGTCGATCTATGCTCATACGGAGCACTAGCTGGACAACTAGCGACAGAGGAAAACGATCTTTATGTTTAATTTAGCCGAATACGAGCCAGTCGAGGTGAGACTTGAAAAGTTTATTAAGGATTATCCATCATTCCGCATTGCAACAGAGCTTGAAGTGGTCGAGGCAACTCGATACATTGTTAAGGCGTATCTATTTAAGGATGCTAGCGATGGCGTTGCGTGGGCAACGGGATACGCTGAGGAGACAGTGTCTAGTCGCGGTGTTAATCAGACTTCAGCACTGGAGAATTGCGAGACTTCGGCAATCGGCAGAGCACTTGCAAATGCAGGTTATGCGCCTAAAGGAAAGAGACCAAGTCGAGAGGAAATGACTAAGGTCGTTGCTACAAAAGTAGCAAAGCCACCGGTGCAAGATGTTAAGCCAGATGATCAGGACTATTGGACTACACCTGTTGGAGAATATCGGGGTGTAGTGGATGCACCTGTGACACTTGAGAAGGCTATGGAGAATGTAGCTGCAATCATGGGAACAGGTGAGGCAGTAGAAGCGCCATCATGCGAGCATGGACATATGCAATGGCGTGAGGGTGAGAAGAATGGCAAGGCATGGGGTGGCTATTTCTGTAATACAGCGATCTCATCGGCACATAGATGCCCGACCAAGTGGTACACACTGGGATCAGACGGAAAGTTTCAACCACAGAAGGCGAGAGCATAATGGGAAACATTGGCATTAAGATTAATGGTGAGTGGGTAGATCTCATGTCTGCCTTTGTTCCTTGTCAGCTGTGTAATGAGCCAGTTGCGATCAGAGATCTAGAGGACATATCATCGGACTCAGTTAATGGCGTTGTCACATGGCAATGCGCTAAGTGTAAAGCTGTTAATGGCTAGTCAAGCAAGGAAACACAGAGGATTCCGCACAGAGCGAGTTGTCGCACAGTACCTATCGACTGTATGGCAAGGCGCATGTGTTGGGAGGGGTAGTGGCAAGGATATTGTCAATGTACCGTTCGATGTTGAAGTCAAAGCCCGCGCTGGATTTCAACCTCTTGCCTACATTAAACAATTAAAAGCTCGAACAGCCATTTCGGGGGAATTAGGCTTCGGAGTAATTAGACTCAACGGACAAGGTGAAGATGCTAGTGAGTATGCCTGCATCATCCGTCTAGAGGATCTCTTGCCACTACTCATATTAAAGTACGGTCACCTAGACAAAGAGCCCACAGATGCAGACATTGACCGCTGCACAGCCTGTGGGACATACATGATAAGGAAGTGCCTAACTTGCCAACCTATGACTACAAATGCACACGATGCAATCTTAGTCAAGAGATTTATCACGGATGGCACGATAGACCAGTGATTCCATGTACTTACTGTAATGAGCCTATGAGTAAGGTAATTGCAGCTACACCTACAGTATTTAAGGGTAAGGGCTTCTACAGTACTGATAAATAGTTATCCACAGAAGTTATCCACAGGGGGTAATCATGAAACGACACACCGCTCTGAACAGGGCTTTTACAAATGTACTTGACTCTAATGGTACGCTAACACAGCAGAGCCTCTCAAAGGCTCACCGCGAGCCCCTTAGGGGCGTAGCTCGCGGGGTGCTAGTAGCTATTGGGATATCTCTATTGTTAGTCCCTAATGCAGGTGGATCTAAACCAGTGCAATATGTAACACATAAAGAATATGCATTACATCTATTAGGTTATAACTATAAAGAGTATAAATGCCTAGAGGTCTTATATACCAAGGAATCTAATTGGAGACCAGAAGCTAAGAATGGATCACATCATGGAATACCACAAGGGCGCAGTCAGTACCTTGCTAGAGTAGATGGATATAAGCAGGTAGTATGGGGTCTTAACTATATTGGTCATCGTTATGGTGAGCCTTGCATTGCATTGAATCACTGGAAGGTTAAAGGATGGCATTAGATAAGCTGAACTCAAGGCGCTATAGAGAGCAGCGTGAACGCGTGTTCAAGCGCGATGGTCGCTTCTGCCAGATATGTGGCACAGATGAGGGCGAGATGCACATTGACCATGTGATAGCTCGTAAGCATGGTGGAGACCACAGCCTTGACAATCTAAGAGTGTTATGCAAGTCATGCAACCTGCGTAAGGGTGCGCTTAATGATGGGGTTTTTTTAGCACAGACGGCTAC